ATTAATAATTTTTAATATTTATATATATGGGATGTACAGCTTGTAAAAAGAAAAAAGAGGTTACCAAATTGGAACCAGTAATAGAAGAAGTAATGACGTTTAACATACAACAGGTTAAACTAGCATACGATTTATTGGGTGGTATTAAAGAAGAAGAAAGACCATTCGTTAATGAAGTATATAAATCACTATTCAATGAGGACTTTGATTGGGGTTGTAAAACGTGTGTAAACAACCAAGCAAGAAAGTTAAAGAACTACATTGAGAACGAATTAAAAATAACACTATAATGGAAAAAGAAAATAAGGGTGGAAGAAAATCCAACGTAGCAACATACGAGGAAAGAATACCCGAAGCATTTGAAATGATACTCTATGAAAAACTCAGTTACACAGAATTCAGACAACAAGGTGCCAAGAAGTGGGGCATCACGGAACGTGCGGCTGAGACTATTTGGAAAGATTGTAAGGATAGAATTAAAGCAAGGTTTGAAGAACAGACGGAAGAGATTATCTCCGAGCAGTTATCAAGGTACTTTGACTTACTTACTAGGTCCAGAGCTGACAACAATAAGAGGGTGGAACGTGAAACCTTAGCGGACATTAATAAACTATATGGTTTGGAACAGAGAAAGATTGACATCACATCCAATGGTGAACCAATCAGTATCAACATAAACCTAACAGATTAAAAAAATTTACCCACCCCACTCGTAAAACTTCGTTTTTGGGGTACCCGATAGAGATATGAGATTAATCAATGGAGATAGTTTAACAGAATTAAAGAAGATAGAAAGTAACATTGTGGACCTGGTCGTCACATCACCACCGTATAATAAAAATTATTGGATAAGGAATAGAAGTGACTTCGGTAAAAGAATTATTAACTATGATGAGTACCACGATAGTTTAGAACCACAAGAGTATATCAAACAACAGAAGGAGATATTAGATGAACTGGTGAGGATTATTAAACCCACTGGTTCAATTTATTATAACCACATAGATATATTCCATAAACATAATACCATTCATCCATCCTATGTATATGATTACAATGTTAAACAAGTAATTGTATGGGATAGAGGTAACACACCAAAGTTAGATAAGAGTTATTTCTTACCAACAACCGAATGGATATTTTGGATTAAAAAGAGTTGGGATGCTGTACCATACTTTGATAAGTCAAAGTGTGAACATAAGAAAAACATATGGAGAATAAATAAGGAAAAGAACAATCCACATCCAGCACCATTCCCTGAGGAACTCGTGGACAACATAGTGAAGAGTTCGTGTCCCGAAAACGGACTGATACTTGACTGTTACAATGGGTCGGGAACAACCGCCGTGGTAGCAAAGAAAAATAATATGGACTATATTGGGATAGACATATCAGAACAATATATACAAATGACTAAAGATAGAATATGAAGATAGAATTTATAATACCAACCTACAACAGAGTACCACATCTAATAACGATGTTGGGTTCACTACAATCACAATCAAACCCTAATTGGATGGCACACGTTGTTGCTGATTGTCCTGAGGATGAGATACAAGAACAATTAAAGACCGTTATAGCATTTTTTAATGACCCAAGGATTAAACTAACTATATTACCTGAGAGACACAACGATTGGGGACACACACCAAGACAACACGGATTGGATAATGCCACAGAGGAATGGGTAATAATGACCGGTGAAGATAACTATTATGTCCCTGAGTTTGTTGATATAATGTTAGAGGAAAGTAAGAACCAACACTTCGTATATTGTGATTTGGTACACAATTGGGTTAACAGAGATTACATACCCATACAATCTAAACTACAATTAGGTAGAATTGATATAGGTAGTTTTATGACCAAGACCAATATGGCTCAGAAGATTAAACTTAAGAAAGACTTTGAATGGGCTGACTGGTTCTTTGTTCAGGACTTTCAGAACAAGTATAAGGTTGCTAAGTACAAGAAGGTAAACAAAGTATTATATGTCCACAATTAATATAACACCCACAAGAAGACAATCACAAGCGTGGAAACATTTAACCGATGATAAAACTAATATAGTTTTATTTGGAGGTAGTGCCGGTGGTGGTAAATCTTGGTTGGGATGTTTATGGATTACAACACTATGTTTAAATCATAGAGGTATAAGATGTTTAATAGGTCGTTCAGTATTAACACAATTAAAACTAACCACACTTAACACCTTATTTGACCTATTGGGTTCTATGGGTATGAGAAGTGGTGAACACTTTAGTTTCAATGGACAGAGTAATGTATTAACATTCTACAATGGGTCAGAGATTATATTCAAGGACCTTGCTTACAATCCATCAGACCCCAACTATGATAGTTTAGGTTCGTTGGAAATATCAGCAGCATTTATAGATGAAGCAGCACAGATTACATCATTAGCGTTCAGTATTGTTAAATCACGTATAAGATATAAACTAAATGAATATAATTTAACACCAAAGGTCCTAATGACCTGTAACCCATCTAACAATTGGATTAAGAAAGACTTTTACATACCATTCATACAGGAAAGATTACAAGACAACCAAGTATTCATTCCAAGTTTACCAATGGACAATCCACACTTACCAGCATCATATATAGAGATGTTAAAAGAGTTACCACCACAACAACGTAAGAGATTACTTGAGGGTGATTGGGATTACTTAGAGGATAGTGATAGTTTATTTAAGTTTGATGAAATAACAAATTGTATATATAAATTAGAACCAAATCCACAAGATAAGAAGTATATGACAGTAGACGTGGCACGATTTGGTGATGATAGGTCCGTAGTAATGATTTGGGTGGGTATGGTGGTTATATCTTGTCACGTTTATAGGAAACTATCCACCACAGAATTATCGTCCGAAATACAGGACTTAATGAAGTTTCACGGAATACATCCACAACAAGTAATTATAGATAGTGATGGCGTAGGTGGTGGTGTTGCGGACCAGATTAAGGGACAGAACTTTGTGAACAACGCAAGACCATTACACGAACAGAACTTTACAAACCTTAAATCACAATGTTATATAAAACTATCTGAAATGTTTAGAGAACAGAAGATTAGTTTAAACATACTTGAACCAGCAGTGGTGGAAGATTTAACACAGGAATTACTAGCAATAAAATTAAAAGATGTAGATAAAGACAACAAAGTAGGTGTAATGTCAAAAGATGATATGAAAAGAATATTGGGTAAATCCCCCGACTTATCAGACGCACTTATGATGAGAATGTACTTTGAAGTTAAATCACATAAAACAACAGGAAAATACTCAATATCATTTATATGAAACTAACATTTGAATTAGAAGGTACAGAATATAAAATACCAACATACATCACATTAGGTGATTACGTAAAGATTTACAAGGTCAAAGGATTGTTTGATGACGATTACTTTGCCACAAAACTAATTAGTATCCTAACCGGTGCTCCACAAAAGAAACTAATGGAAGCTGAGAGGGATAAGGTTGAGTTTGTGTTCACACAGATATATTCCATATTACCACAGGGAACACCACCATTCTTAGATAAGTTTGAATTGGACGGTGTAGAGTATGGATTTCTACCATCGTGGAAGAAGATGTCATTTGGTGAGTTTGCTGACCTTGATACACTTATGACCAAGAAACCTGAGGAAGTATTAGATTACTTACATATTATCACAGCAATCTTATATAGACCGATAATCTCAAAGGATAAAAAGAAGTTCCAAATAGAAAAATACACACAGGAGACCTTAGAGGATAGGGCAGAGTTGTTTAAAAACAAATTAGATGTGGAGGTCGCTTTAGGAGCTCAGTTTTTTTTTATCAAGTTCGCAGAGAATGTTTCAACCTATACCCCAACATCTTTGATGAGTTGGATGAGGATAAGTTGGACGCAATTAAGAGTGCTATGGAAGATGAGAAAAATCCTTATGAAAAGTCTTTTGAAGAGAGATTTGGATGGTACTTGGTTCTTAACAGAGTTGCTCAAGATGACATATCAAGACATAGAGAAATTACAGAAAAAACAATCATTGAAGTCCTAAACCAATTATCCTATATAATAGAAAAGGAAAAACACATAGAACTACAAACAAAACGAGCACAAGGTCAAATTTCATAACACAACATAAATAAATTTATATTTCTTTATAGATGACAAATTATAAACAAATCATACAGGATTTATCAGGAATGGCTTACTACCATCCACAGATTAACAGCTTCGGTTTTGGTGACATTACACAGATTACTATG